ATCACCCGACCAGTGTCCAGCCATTTCCGCGAGGCGTCGTGTGCCGAGGTCGATTGTTCCCAATACCGATTGGGATGGATGACCGTCCTGGCAGCCAATGACATCGAAAACATCAGGGCGGTCCGCGGATCTGATCTGAACTTCCGGGAAGAATCGGACGGACAGATGGTCCGTTTCATATTCGAAGCCGGTCAGGAATGTTTCAAAGGACGGGCCGGCGGCCATCAAACATCGATGGACCGGGAACCGTGGTTCTGGAAAGACAAACAGATCCTGGAGCCCGCCCAATTCGTTGATGAAATGGGCGAACACTTGCATCAATTCGACAATATTTAGGAGGCAATCATGGCAAAAGAATCAGGCCTGGGAATGACAATCGCGGTTGATGATTCGGGCGGATCTGCCCGGACGATCTCCAACGATATAACGAACTGCGATTTCGCGACCCCACGGGCGGTCCAGGACATCACTGGTCTGGACAAATCAGCTAACGAACGCCTGTTGTTGCTGGCTGATTTCAGCGTGACCCTGAACGGGGTGTTCAATGACGCGTCCAACATGTCCCACGACGTGTTTAAGACCGTCCCATCCAGTTCAGTGGCCAGAACCACTACTATCACGATCTCGGGCCAGGTATTGGCTACAGAGTCGTTCTACAGTGATTATTCCCTGTCACGCAGCACCGGCGGCGAACTGACTTGGACCGCACCAGGGGCTTTGGCCGGCGGTGCCGTTCCGACGTGGGCCTAAATGGTGATGGCTAACGGCTCCAAGAATGGGGCGAAAACGGAAAAGCTTGGCGGTTTCAATGGGTTCAAAGTCCCGGACAAAACCGCCATCGTCCGTTTCGAAGGTACGGACTACGACGGCGCCGAGATCGTGCTCCGGCTGAATGTTTCCCTGGCCCGCTATCTGGAGCTGAGGGAACTATCTGAGGCCGGAGATCAGGCGGGAATGGCCAATCTTTTCGGCGATAACATGCTTGCGAGCTGGAACCTGGAAGATGATTCCGGGCCAATCGAAGCAAGTGGCGCCGGGATGATGTCCCTGCCGATGGAATTCGCCACATTGATAATCACCCAATGGGTGGACACGGTGGCCAACGTTCCGGCCCCTTTAGATCAGCCATCCGGCGATTTAAGCACGTTGGCGGAGGCTTCGACCGTGATGGACGCCGAGTGACTAAACCGTGGGAATTGGAATCAGCCGAAATGATTGACGGCCTATGTCAACGATATAGCTGTCTGCCGTCCGCGCTATTGTCCGAGGATGCGACCATCCTGAGGATGCTGGCGACCGTGGTCGAAGGACAGCCGGAGCAAAACGCCAATGGCTAACCAAATCGAAATCCTGGTCAAGGCCAACGCCGAGGGTGCGAAAAAAGCCTTCGGGTCGTTGACCGAACAGATCGCCGCCAACCGAAAGAAGATCGGGATGGGTCTGACCGGCATCGGCGCCGGCATCACCGGCCTGGCCGCGTTGTCCATCAAGGCTGCCCAGGAAGAAGCCATCGGTATCTCGAAGCTGGACCAGGCTTTGAAGAATGTCGGGTCCAGCTACGATTCCAACAAGGCCAGCATCGAAGAGGTCATCAGCGCCACCCAACGGAAGACCAATTTCGGGGACGAAGAACAACGGGAAGTCCTTGCGAAATTGGTCACGGTCCTGGGCGACGAAGAAAAGGCTTTGATGGCACTCCCGGCCGTTCTGGACGCGTCTGCAGCCTCCGGGAAAAGTGCCGGGACCGTAGCCGAGACGATGTCCAAATTCTTCGCCGGGGTAGCGAATACCAGCGATGCTGTCGGGATCTCAGTCGATAAGTCCGCAGATTTCACGGACCGGCTCGGACAGGTCATGGAAAAGGTCGGCGGTCAGGCTGAAGCCACCGCGGACCCATTCGTCCAATTCAAGAACCGGACCGGGGATCTGTCCCAGGAATTCGGAAAGATCCTTTTGCCCATAATGACCGACCTGGCGGGGATGTTGGACAAATTGACCCAAAAGGTCATCGACTTTACATCCAAGCATCCCAACCTGACGAAATGGCTTGGAATCGGAGCGGCTGCGTTCGGTGCCATCGCCCTGGTCGTTGGTCCGTTATTGTTGATCTTGCCGGGACTGGCGATGGCGTTCACCGCCGTCGGTGTCGCGGTAAACATAGCGATGGGGCCCGTCGGACTGATTGTCCTGACGATTGCGGCCGTGACTGCCGGCGTGATCTTGCTCTGGAAGAATTGGGATTCGGTCTGGACCAATATCAAACGATTGACCGAGACTGTCGCCAATTTCGTCATTGGATTGCTTAACAAGTTGACGTTGGTCTGGAGGAAACAGACCACGTTCATGTTGGACATGATAGCCAAACTCGTTTCACTCGGGTCAAAACTTCCTGGTGTTGGAGATAAATTCAAAGATGCCGCCAAAGCCATCGAAGGATTCTCGGACAAATTAGACGACGGGATTCCCACGATAGATTTGACCAGCGAGAAGACCGGGGATATGGGCGACGCGTTCGATGAAGCAGACAGGACCATCGAAACGGCCAACCGGGGAATAACCGATTCCACGGACCGAATGGCCGATGATGTCGGCGCCGCATTGGACGAGACTGTCGCCAAACGTATTTCAACCGCGGATCTAATCAAAGAGATCCAAGCCGGTCAAACCAAGGCGGCATTTGAAGCCGAACAAGAACGGCTGAACGACGTAAAAGAGGCCTTCAAGGAACAGGTCCGCGTAACCGAAGCCGAGACCAAAGCCCTGAACGATTCATGGGACCAATACCGTCTCGACAATGACGAGATCATGCTGGCCCTGGAAGATGCCCAGATGGGCTTCGCCGACGTCATGGAAGAATTGGCAATCAAACACGGAATGAGCCTCGACGAAATGGCATTGGCACTGGAACAGGCCAAAGTCAAGCAGGGGGATCTGGCCGGTCTGATGTCGTCCCGGTGGGGTCAAGAAGTAGATCAACAACTGATTGACGGGGCGCGGTTGACTGATGGACTTTTGCTTGAGGCCGACCGCCTGGCCCAACGCCGGCTGGAAATAGAGACCGCGGGATTCAGTGAATTGGAATCTTTGATCTCGTCCCACAATCGGGAGTTGGAAGATGCCAGAAACAGGATGCTGTTGGAATCCACAGGCGCGATGGGTCAGATTGAGTCTGCGCTGTTGTCAGGCGCACATATAGACCCAAATTTATTGGGTGAACAAATCGAGATAGCTAAATCGAACCAGTCGAGAACCGTGACCCCGGTCGGCGTCGCTGGCTTTTCAACAAACCTGACAACCGACCAGCTGGCAGCGATGGGATATAAATTCGCCCAGGGTGGAATCGTCACCCGTCCGACGTTGGGTTTGATTGGGGAAGCCGGACCGGAGGCGGTCATCCCACTGAACAAAGCCGGAGGGATGGGGTCTTTGTCCGTGACCGTGAATATCGGGTCCGGGGCGGTCGTCGGGGTGGACGATCTAACCGACACCATCGCCCAGACGGTCCGGGACGTTGCCGAGCGCGGTGGTTTCCGGGGGGTCTTTTAATGGCCGCCGGCACTTATGTCTTAGCCGTGGATTGGGACGACGATGGGTCATTCTCGGATGCTCACTCGGATGTCACCTCCAGGACGTTCGGAGTTCAGTTCAAACGTGGGAGGAATTACGCGTCCCAGTTGGTCGGCGAGACTATCAGCGGAGTCTTGAACGCCACACTGAATAACGAATCCGGGGATTATTCCAGCTTTAATGCGTCAAGCCCGATCTATGGGAAGATCCTGCCGGGACGTAAGGTCAAATTGACCGGGAACGACGGGACCACCACCTATACGTTGTGGGAAGGTTTCCTGGAACGAATCGAGCCGGTCGTCTCGAGCAGATCAGCCGACATGGCCAAGATGACCTGCATCGGTCCGCTTGGGTATCTAAACCGTTTCGAAGTCGCGACGGAGATGAAGACCAGCATAAAGACCGGCGCCGCGGTGACTGAGGTCCTGGACGAGGCCGGCTGGCCCGATGGGGACCGGGACATCGACACGGGAATCGTGACCATGCCCAATTTTTGGGCAGATCGGACAACCACATTTGAGGCTTTGCGGACCATCGAGGATACCGAATCCGGGGTGATAGAAGAATCGGCTGCAGGGAATATCGTATTCAGGGACCGCCACGCCAGGTCAGTCGATACACGTTCCACGACGTCACAGGCGACCTACACGGACGGGTCCGGGGCGTTGACCTATACCAAGGTCGACCAGATAGATCCCCTTAAATTCGTCTTTAACGACCTGAGGGGGGATCTCCAGATATACGACGGCGTTTGGACCGTAGGCGTGGACGCCCTCGGGTCCGGCACGATCTTAGGGGCCGCCCCAACCGTGATCTGGACCCTGCCGGAATCCAATTCAAGATCCCCTGAATTTTCGGCCGGGCAGGCGCGGATCTACACGGCACTGTCAAGCACAGGCGTGGATGCGTGGTCTGATCTGGTGGCGACCACGGACTATACGGCCAACGATGCCGCAGACGGGTCCGGGACCGACCGGACAAGTTCCATCAGCATCGCCACAGTGAAAAAGAGCCAGTCTGTAAAGATCACGGTCACGAACGGACATTCTGGGACCGTGTACCTGACCAAACTCCAGGCCCGCGGAAACCAACTATCCGCAAAGGACAAGGTGTCCGTCGGCGCCGAGGATTCCACGTCCCAGGCGACCTACGGGAAACGGACATTCCCCCATCCAGGGTCGTTCATGCCGGACACCCAGGAGATCCAGGATTGGGCTGATTTCCACGTTTCGGTGTGGAAAGACCCCGTCCCGTTGTTGCGGTTGACGTTCGCGGCCAACAGATCCACCGCAGCGCTTACCGATTGTTACAGCCGCGAGTTATCCGACCTTGTGACGGTCGAAGCTGACAACAACGCTGGCCTGGGAATAGACACTCTGTTTTTTGTCGAAGCGGTTTCACACCAGATCAAGTCCATGTACGAGCACCAATACCAGCTGACTTTAAGTGAGGCCGCTGGCTATTCCGGGTTTTTCATTGTGGGAACATCGAGCCTTGGCGCATCGACCAGGCTCGCATATTAAGGAGGTGCCATCATTAGCTACATAGCCTATAGGACGTGGGTGACTGGGGAAGTCGTCACGGCCGCATTAATGAATGAACAACTGAAAGACAATGGACTTCTTTCGGCGCCGGCAATCCTAACCGCCCAGGGGGATCTGCTGTACGGGTCCGCGGCGAATACGCCGGCAAGACTGGCCAAAGATGCAAACGCGACACGGTCCCTCACGAACACCGGGACGAATAATAATCCGGCATGGGCTCAAGTGGCATTGGCCACTGGCGTGTCCGGGGCTTTGCCGGTCGCCAATGGTGGGACCAATCTATCTAGTTATGCCGCCGGTGATGTCATCTATGCTTCGGGAACTACAGCATTATCCAAATTGAACAAACCTGGTTCGCCGGCCGGAGAGGTTTTGACCTTTGCCTCGGGTGCTTCTGCCCCTAGTTGGGTAGCACCATCCGCCGGGGTCGGAATCGGCCTCGTAATAGCACTGGGAGGATAAAAGAATCACATGGCAGACACATTACAAGAGTCAGGAATAACCGTCACCGATGCGACAGGAGCCATCCTTATTCAGGGTGCAACCGACAAGCGGATGTGCGTCATATCGATTCACATCTGCAACACGCACGCGAGTAACGACGAGACCTTTTCCGTATGGCGAACCGATCTGGACGGTTCATCCAATCCGAGATATTTCTATCACACCCAGAGTCTGCCAGCATTACAAACTTTCGTTGTCGCTGACAAGATCGTTTGTGGGGCCACGACTGAACTCTGGGTTGGGTCGCCGAGTGCTTCGGCAGACATAGACGTCGTGGCGAGTTATCTGGAGTCGGATGTCTAATGNCTGGCCTAGTAACAACGACAAGCCGTAACGGTAAAGGCTCTGGCTACGCTGACGGGAACCCTACGTTCCGTAGTTACTCCACGTCTGGCACCATCCAAAAGCCCTTGGGTTGCACCATCATCGTGATGGAGTGCATCGGTGCAGGTGGTGGAGGAGGCGGTGCTAGTGGTAATGCGGGGACAGACCGTGGCGGAGGTGGCGGAGGTGGCGGTGCGATGGCCCGTGGGACATTTAACGCCGCAAGCCTAGGTTCCACTTTAACTATTGTTATAGGTGCTGGAGGTGCGGCTGGTAGCGGTGGTGCTGTTGGTGTGGTTGGGACTGCTTCTTCAGTTACCGATGATGACTCCAGTAAGGTCATTCTAATTGCTCACCCTGGAGGCGGTGGTGGATTGGGAGCAAACCTTGCACCTGGCGGCGGTGGCGGAGGTGGCGGAACAGGGGCCGTTGGTGGTACTGCATCTGCTGGGACTCCTGGTGCCGGTGGTAACCCTACTATTGAAGGTTCGACGCAGGGAAATTCGCTAGGAGGTCGTGGAGCCAGTGGAGGTGCTGGAGGTGGAAATACCAACGGTAACTGTGCTGAATATGGTGGCGGCGGTGGCGCACCAGGACTTGCTGGGGGAGGTGATGGATATGGAGATGGTGGTAGTTCGTTATTTGGTGCAGGCGCAGGGGGAGGCGGCGGCGCACAAACCAACGAGAACCCAGGAGATGGTGGTGCGTGGGGTAGCTATGCCGTAGGAGGCGGAGGTGCTGGAGGTGCAACGCAAGCATCTCCTACAAACGGTAGTCCTGGCCCAAATCATTCTTTTGGCTGTGGAGATGGAGGAGGCGGAGGCGGTGGTGCAACAGGTGGTAACACTGGCGGCGCAGGCGGAGNGGGAGGCGTTCCTGGCGGAGGTGGTGGCGGTGGCGGATACTCCAACACAGGAACTGCTGGCGCAGGTGGCCCAGGCGGAAACGGAGAAATCAGGCTGTGGTTTTACTGATGAGCGGATTAACTAGAAAAAATCAAGCTGGCGTTAGTGGACTAGTTGGCCCAGTCGTAGACTTCCAGCGTTTTACTTCTCCTGCCACATGGACTAAGCCCGATGGCGTTAAAGTTGTTTGGGTTGAGTGCTACGGCGGCGGCGGTTCAGGTGGGTCAGGCGGAGGTGCGCCAGGGGGCGGTGGCGGCGG